GCCGAAACAGGAATAGCCTACTCCTCAGAAGAAGAACTCCAAAAAGAAGAGGGTTCGAGAGAGAAAAAAGCGAGTGTTGCGAATGAGGTTTTGGTTTGGAGGCTTCACGATTCTCTTTCCTGCTATGGGACGCCGCGTTGGGGTTGTCTCTCTCCCGATACTTCGGGACATCGGAAGTCATCAGAAGTAAACTACTCCTACTTTGACAACAAGGGGATCCCGCCATTCCTCGTGACTGTTTCAGGGGGGCAAATTTCAGACGAAGCACCTGCAAAAATTGGAGAGTTTTTCAAGAAACTGAAAGGCTCCGATAACTTCCACAAGCTCCTTGTGCTCGAAGCCGCACCATTCACAAACAGAATTCCAGGGGTCCCCCCTCAGCGAGTAGAGATCAAGGTTGAGCCGCTTATCAAGCACCTTCCCCAAGACGCCCTTTTTCAGGACTATCAAGAGAACACAGAAAAGCGGGTATCAGCGCGTTTCCGAAACCCCCCCATGCTCAGGGGTAGGGCTGAGGAATACACAAGAGCTACCTCAAGAGAGGCCACCCGATTCTTTGAGCAATATGTTGCTGTCCCTGAACGAAAAACATTCGAAGACACAATCAACTTTGAACTTTTTCCGGCGATCGGGATTACTCTTTTGGCGTACAAAGCCAAGGGGCCAGACACAACCGATCCTGAAGTGAAATTGAAGATGGTTGAAATCTTCGCAAAATACGGCGGCTTGGTGCCGAAGGATGTTCGAAGAGAGGCAGAGGAGATGCTCGACAAGGAGCTCGGGGACATCAACGAGAAATGGACCGATCAGCCAGTCAACTTTACCGTTGTAGGGATCTCAACATCCTCGGCAAGGCCGGAGACAGTTGAGAGAGACGAACTTGGACTCTCTGAAGTTTCTCAGGTCCCAGGAGTGGAAGAATGAGTGAAGAAATTACACCCGAGATTGCTTTGAGGCTTCGCTTTCTTCAACTCGAAAGACTGAATGAGAGTAATGAAACATGTTGCGATCGTTGCTTTGAGGTTGTTCCAAAAGCGTCGGTTCTTGAAGTTTTTCGAGGCCATACAAACCTTTTTGTTTTTTGCGAAAACTGCATGCGCAAACACGATCTCCTGATCGAAAACACTCCAGCACACTTGCAGATCTCCACAACAGACAAGGAATTTCCCCCTGTTATCCGGAGCGCAAGCTCAACGCTTCCATCGAAAGCGCGATTGAATGGATTTGGTAGTGGTTGAGCTTGGACTGAACCTCTTGATTTTGCTTTCTGTTTTTGGGATGATTTCAATCATTGGGAATATTCTTGAGTTCATTGAAGAAAGAAAGAAAGGAAAAAAAGAAAGATGAAGAAGATAGGTAGTTTGTATGTCCCGAGTGGTTTCCATTCCGTTCATATCAAAAAAGAAAAGGAAACGAACTTTTCCGAATTTCTCGTGAACATCGGAAAATCAAACCCGACGACTGGGGTAAACATGGCCAAGCGCCTTGTTGCCAAAATCATGAACACCGTTGAGGAAAGTTTCGAGAAAAATAGAGCTCCCATGCGAAACAGAACAGAGGCAGAAGTTCAGAGAAGAATTGATATTTGTATTGAATTTTGTTTGAGTTCTTCGGAGAGAAGCGCTTCGGTGTTGAGAGTAATTGATGAAATCCCTCAGCATCTTTGGGAGGCGCTTCAGATCAGTGATAAAATGAAAAATCGTTTGAGAAGTTGGGGTGTTTCAGAAAAAATATCCCGAGAAGACTTTGAAGCCATGAGAGAGGATAAAGAAAATGAAAACACTGAAAGTTTCTGAAATCAAAGAGCAAATCATCGAGTCCGTCACAAAGATCGCCAAAGCCCTGGAGGAGGGCGGTGAGACTGAAGCTCTCATTGGCGAACTTCTCGATCTTGGGATCTACCAGGACGCTGTTGAAAAAAGTGATGATGAGTTCTCCCACGTCCTTGTGACCGAGGGAATCCACACTTCTTTTCTCGAAAAAGAAGGAGAAGAAGGCGTCTTTGGAAGCATGATGAAAATCAGAAAGGCGGTCCAAGAGAAGAGCGGAGAAAACTTCTCCGAAGCCGTGAAGGGCCTCACTTCTCTCCTGAATCCGACTGTACCGAGTGAAGGAGACGAGCCCGAAGAAGGTGGAGGCGAAGAGCCCGAAGAGAAACCCGAAGAAGTCGTAGCAACCGAGAAAGATGGCGGTGTTGAGAAGTCAGAAAAGACCGTTTGGCCAGCGGACATGGCGAAGGCGTACAAAGCAAAACAAAAAGCGCTGAGAGAAAAAGCAAACTTTGAAGACGAGAAATCAAAAGTTCAAAAATTTGCCAAGGTTCAAAAGGAAGAATTCTCTTGGGATTCCCTAGTAGACGGCCAGATCAAAGCATAAACCTTTTCCGATCAATCCCCCATCTCCTCCCCCAAAAGCCCTTGTTTCTTTCCCATAAAAAAAATCTATGTAAAAACAAAAACACTACAAAATCAATCTCTTTTGGAGGCGCTTGATATGAAAAACCAAAAAAAGTTAATCGCACGGGCAAAGTCTGTGGGGATGGAATTGGAGAACGGGGATGTAATTGAGCAGGTCTCAGAGGAGCAGCTTGAAGCCCTGTATCTCTTGAAGAAAAACATAGACGAAATCTCGGACGAAGTAGGCGGCTTGAAGGAGTCAATAGAAACAGCTTTCCCTCTTTCGCTCGGGTATTCCGGAAGCGTGATGGAAGCTCTCGAGCGTGTCCAGACGACGGATCCTGAGAGTGGGCTATTTGAGATCTCAGAGAAGGCAAAGTCCCTGCTTGATTCTCTTCTCGGAGAAAGAGAAGAGTCGATCCAGGGTGTGAAGTTTTTAAAGGAGATATACTCGAAACAAGAGGCTCAACAATGGCTGAAGGAAAAGGAGATCAAGTTCGATCAATTCTCAGAAACTGAAAGTGATCTGATCTTCCTCTCGGATGAAGCTGAGGAATTCGAGGGAAGCTCTCTGAGTGCATTTGAGGAGGAGGATGGTATTTGGGTTCTCCTCGGGGTGAAAAAAGTCGCTCAGAAGTCCTATGGGGTTCAAAAGGCTTTTTGGGGTGAAGATGTTTCTTTTCTCGAAAAAGAAGATCCAGATGAACAGTTTGTTCTAGGGATTGTTCTCGAGCCAAACGACGGCTCCGACGGGGAACCAATGGACCCGGACACCGATCTTGATGTGTACTCCCCGGAAGAAGTGAGGAAGGCCGCTCATTGGTACATGACCAACGGACGTAAGAAGGGAACCTTGCACGGAAAAAGGGGAGGTTACATAATGGGAGCCGATGATCAGCGGGTTGTCGTGGTTGAATCCTACATACTGCCCGTTGATCTTCCTCCCGGAACTCTAGGAGAAAAGCAAACTGAAAGAGTCAAAAAAGGCTCCTGGCTTGCGGGATTCAAGATAAATGATCCGGATATTTGGGCAGATTTGAAATCGGGAGTTTATGACGCTCTCTCAATTGGAGGGGATGCAGACGAGATCCCCCTAGAAGAACAAGAGGTTTAAAGGAAAATGAGAAAAAGAAAACCCCTCCGAAGAAAGCTCGAAAAAGAAAAAAAGTTGAGCGCTCTCGAAAACATGGAAGTTGAAGAGATTTCCTTTGTTCCAAAAGGCGCCAACAAGAAAAAACTCCTTGTTCTCAAAGAGAAAAAGTTAAAGGGAGCCGTCCCTTACAAAGAGTTTGGCATTGCGGAGAAAGACTATCCTTGGGACGAAGCCAAGGCTCTTCAAAGACTCCGAGAAGCGGCGTCTTCGGATGGAAAAGGCGAGGAAGACAAGATTGATTGGGGGAGATACAAAGATTGTTTTCTCTACCAAGACAATCAAAAACTCGGAACATTCGAAGGTTACAAGCTCCCAATTGCTGACATTGTGGACAACGTCCCCAAGATTGTTCCAGCGGCGATCGAGGCCTGTCTCTCTTCACTTCGAGCCGGGACAACGGGGATCGAACTCTCTGAAGACGAAAAAATGCAGATGCTCTCTCGACTCAAAACCCACTTCCAGGACGCGGGGATCCCTTTCCCTGAAGAGTCCACCGAAGAAGAGTCCGACGAGATCGAAGATCCGGAAAAGATGGAGGCCGAGGCAGAAAAAGAAGAGATGATCACAGACACTCTTCAAGAAGGGAAAGAGCCTCCCGCGACCACCACAACGGAAACTCAGACGGAAGAGAAACAAGTCCACCTCGTTCACCCCGAGTTCAAGCAGCAATGCCAGGAGATCGCCGGACTTCTCGAAGCCAAGGCGCAAGAACTCAAGTCTTTGATCGACGGAATGACGGTTCTGGACACGGTAAGCCTTGCAGACGCAGAGACCTATGGTATGGGCTATCGCTTCGGACGGATGGACCTCTATGAGCTTCCTCTTGAGGTGTCCGCAAAGGTGACGGAACTCAACGCCATCTCGAACAGAATGCAAGACAAAATCCCCTGGTCCATGATGATCTGCAAAGAGGCAATGGACATCGTGGAAGATCTCGATCCATCCGAAAACGCCACTCTTACCGAAGAAAAAGTTCTTCAGAAACTTGGAGTTGAAAAGATCAGCGACTCTCAAAGGACGATTGCAGCCGCCGCAATGGACCTTCTCTCTCACCTCGCAACTCCAAAATCCTCAAAAGTGCAGGCGGACACTGAGGAAAAGACAGAGGAAATTGACAACGAAAAAGAAAAAGCAGAAAAAGAGAAAGAAAAAGAAAACCTGAAACTGGAGTTGGAAAAGGTGAAGAAGGAGCTGAAGGTCGCGAAAGAGTTGATTCAAAAGGGGCGCACGAGCTCCGCAACTCAGATCTCAAAATCCCAATCTACCGGTTCCGGTGAGGCTGAGAAAAAGGCTCCTGAAAGGGTCGTTTGGCCGTCCGATATGGCTGCAAAGTATCGCAAGTAAAAAAACAAATGGTTTTCGTTCAATTTTGAAAAGCAATTGCTTGAACTCATGGGAGAGAAAAAATGAAAAGCAATAAAACGATCCTGGAAAAAGCGGACCTTTCGATCGGCGATCTCACCACAGACGGTGGGGTTTTGGTTGATGCTCAGTCGCAGAAATTCATCGAGCACATGATCGAAGAATCCGTGATGCTCAAAGAGGTCAAAGTTGTTCCGATGAAGTCGAAGAAACAGCTTGTGGAGGGACTCCACTTCACCTCTCGAGTTCTTCGCGCGGCAACATCCGGACAGGCCCTCTCTTTGGCCCAACGCTCCAAGCCCACGACAACGAAAGAAGAACTCGATTCGGTTTTGGTCAAGGCGCAAGTTACCCTCAATGACGAAGTTCTCGAAGACAACATCGAGCAAGGGACCTTGAAAAACACCGTCATGCGCCTTCTCACCGAAAGAATGGGTGTTGACCTTGATGAGTTGATCATTCAAGGCGATACGGCTTCCGCTGATACCCTCCTGGCTCTCTTTGACGGGTGGTTAAAATCCACCACTTCTCACATCGTTGACGCGGGTACGACACCCCTTTCGGATCTACATCTCCGCTCCCTCTTAAAAGCCATCCCAAAGGCGGCGCTTCGAAAGAAAATGGACCTGAAGTTCTACACCTCCGTTGATGCAGACATCGACTACAAGCACGCCCTCTCTCAACGAGGCGATGCCCTCGGAGTTTCGACTCACCAAGAAGACAAACCCGTCCAATACCAGGGCGTGAAGATCATGCCTGTTCACCTGTTTCCCGAGAACTTGGGCGTTGGAACAAACGAAACCAACGTTATCCTCGCAAACGGAACCAACTGGAATCACGGGATTTGGCGACAAATCAAAATCGAAACTCAAAGAGATGCTCTTTCGGGTGAGTTCCACGTTGTCGCAAGCCTTCGAATTGCCGGAACCTGGGCTCTCGAAGACCACACTGCAAAGGCAACCAAGATCAAAGTCTCTTAACCCTTGTTTTGTTTTTTGAGTTTTCTTCTTCAAACTTCAAAAAGATCGGAAGATCGGGAGTTATAAAAAATGGCAAACACAATTACTTTGAGCAATCAGGCCGGACAATCGCCATCTTTGCCAACGATGCAATTTTCTTTTGCTTTTTCAATCGACACTTACGCGGCGGCTGGCGTTGCAATCGACGCCCTGCTTGATGCGCTCCCCGCCTGGACTGCGCTGAAGCTCGACAAAAGTTCGATCGTTTCGGGTTTTATCAACATCAATCCGGATGTCGAAGGCGTGAAAAGCGCGGCGGACTTTGATGCGGTCAACCGAAAGATCGTCTTGAAGAACGTTGCAGCCGGAGCAATCGCTGAAAGAGCAGCGGGAGCAATTGCGGCTGTAAGCGGTGTTCTGACAGTGAATCTCCGGTAACTTCTCCGGTCTCTTCGAGGATTGGCCCTTCTGTTGGGCCGGTCTTTTTTTTGGTTTTTTTTTTGAAAAGGAGAAGTGAAAATGTCCACACTCGACAGTGTCACAATTCCAGAGGGGCATTTTTCCGGAAACGCCTCTATCACCGAAGGAAACGTCAAGGATTCCGCCATTGGAGACTTGAGGACGATTCTCAATAAAGCAATTTCCGATCTCGAGAAGCTGCAAATCCCCGTAACAGAAGTGGGGGCTCTTCAATCCGCTTCTTTTGTCGATGGCGGGGGAGCAACGATTGACGTTGACATCGCCATCCCAACGGGAGTGACGATCAAGATCCTTGACGTTCATGTTCTTGTCAAAGGGACGGGGACGGTTGGAGATCTCGTTCAACTGAAAAAAGAGGTGACAGGCCCCACTGTTACCGCAATTTCAGACGCAATTGATATTTCGGCTGCTACGGCAAAAGACATCGTGAGAGCCGCGGAAGTCGATACAGCCCAATACTCTCTGGATGGAACCGCCGGGGATATTCTTCGAGTTGCGATCACAGACGGAGCGGGTGCTGATGTGCCTGCTACTGAAACCATTGTTTCTTTCGTGAGAACGGCTTAAACTCTGAGCCATCTTCGCACCGGAAGGCCCTCTTTGGGCCTTTTTTATTACCCATTTTTTGAAAGCAAGAAAGGAAGAAAATCATGAAAAGATTTGCGAGAATGAAGCCCTTCAAGAAAAAAACCCAACCCCACCAAAGTTACACGATCGCGCCTGGATCTCTGTTCTCGATCCGATTCAGGCAAGGAGAATTCAAAGAGGTTTCTCCTGCACTTGAGCAAAAGCTCAAAAAGGTTTGGATCAACGATGATCGAGACAACGGATGTTTGTTTTCGTTCTACGCTCAGGACGAGATGGAAGATCAGATCCAGGCTGAATACATCCGAAAGAGGAGAGAGATCGAAGAAGAGTTCTTTGGGAAGGGAATCCCCTTCGAACAAGAGCGGGAAACGATGAAAATCCGTTCGGATGCTTCACGTTTGGACATTGATAAAAAAAGCGTCGAAGAAGAGTGGGGTGAGGTTGGCGACGAAATGAAAGAGATCGCAGATCCCAATGAAGACTACTTCGGAGACGTGGCAAAGGAGCTTGATGATTCGGAAGATTCGGAAGATTCGGAAGAAGAAGAGTCTGTTCTTGAAGCTGACGAAGAAGAAAGCGAAGAAGAAGCAGTTCAAGAACCGGCCAAAAAACCCCAACCCGCCGAAAAGACAGCTCCAAAAAAAGTAAGAAAGACCACAAAAAGGAGAGCCTGAGATGAATGTTTTCCAGACATCACTCCTCTCCGAAGCCGCTTATATGAACATGAAG